GAATAAGTTATCTGTAACAGAAAGAGAGATTGGTGGAATGCCTAACTCTAGTGAAGATATAAAACAAGCTCACGCGGCTGCTATAGAAACATATATAGATAAACACGTAGGTTTGCAAGAAGATGGTCAATACGGTGCAATGTATTTTAACACTACTTTAAATGATTGGGCTGGATTCGATATAAACAAAAGAACAAAGTTTGATGCTGCTATAAGTTCAGGCTTAGCAATAATGGCGTGTAATCGACATTTATATTATCCAAGACAACAAGTACAAAAAGAAACAATAAGTTTAAACATAGCTAAATACACTAATCAAGGTGGTTTATCAAAATTAATAGAAAAATAAAAATATGGCTGAGTCAGTTATAACAAGTTATTTTCCAAGCCAGATTGCTAGCGATGAGGAGAAAATGTCAATGGATTATGGTACTACTGTCGGTAGAGCTATAGAAAGTGAGTGGTTTAATAATAGCAACGGAGGCAGCAGTAGCCGATTCCAAAGTAATCAAGTTAGTTTTCATAACTTAAGGCTGTACGCTAGAGGAGAACAATCTATACAAAAATATAAAGATGAATTATCTATTAATGGTGATTTATCATATTTAAATTTAGACTGGAAGCCAGTACCAATTATACCTAAATTTGTAGATATAGTTGTTAACGGTATTTCTGATAGACTTTTTGATATACGTGCTTATTCGCAAGATCCTTACGGAGTAGATAAACGTACTAGATATATGGAATCTTTAATAAGAGATATGCAAACTAAAGAGCTTAATGAATTTGCTTCTGCGGAATTTGGCGTTAACTTATTTGAAAATGACCCAACAACATTACCTAAAAATAAAGAAGAGTTAGATCTTCACATGCAACTTACTTACAAGCAGCAAGTTGAGATTGCTGAAGAGCAAGCTATTAAAGTTTTATTGGATGGCAATAATTATGACTTAACAAAAAGACGTTGTAATTATGATTTAACCACTATAGGTATTGGTGCTGTAAAAAATCTTTTTACAAAATCAGAAGGTGCTAAAGTAGAATACGTTGATCCTGTTAATTTAGTTTGGTCATATAGTGACTCCCCTTACTTTGATGATGTTTATTATGTAGGAGAAGTAAAATCTGTACATTTAAACGAACTTAAAAAAGAATTTCCTTGGCTAAGTAATGATGAACTAAAAGATATAGCAGGTCAATCTGTTACTAACAATGGATTTTACAATAGATCTATTACTAATGTTGATAAGGACGATTCCAATACTGTACAAGTATTATATTTTAATTATAAAACATTTACAAACGAAGTATACAAGGTTAAAGAAACAGCTACAGGAGCAGCTAAGTTAATACCTAAAACAGATCAATTTAATCCACCTCCAGAATTATATGAAGAATATGGTATTGAAAAGTTATCTCAATCAATTGAAGTATTATACGAAGGAGTAAAGATTGTGGGCGGTAGAATGCTTAAGTGGGAATTAGCTAAGAATATGATTAGGCCTAAAAGCGATTATTCTAAAGTTAAGATGAACTACAGCATGGTAGCTCCTAGAATGTATCAAGGAAGAATAGAATCTATAGTAAGTCGTATAACTGGCTTTGCTGATATGATTCAGCTTACTCATTTAAAGCTACAACAAGTTATGTCAAGAATGGTTCCAGATGGAGTTTATCTTGATGCAGACGGTTTAGCTGAAGTTGATTTAGGTAACGGTACAAATTACAATCCGCAAGAAGCACTTAATATGTTTTTTCAAACAGGATCTGTAATAGGTAGATCATTCACTCAAGATGGTGATATGAATCCAGGTAAAGTTCCAATTCAAGAAATAACTACAGGAGCAGGTGGTGGAAAAATGCAAGCTTTAATTGGCAATTACAATTACTACATGCAAATGATTCGTGATGTAACCGGTTTAAATGAAGCAAGAGATGGTAGTACTCCTGATTCAAGAGCTTTAGTAGGTGTACAAAAAATGGCTGCTGCAAATTCAAATGTGGCAACAAGACACATATTAGATGCAAGTTTATTTTTAACGTCAGATTTATGTCAAGGATTATCATTAAGAATTTCAGATATATTAGAATACTCACCAACAAGAGAAGCGTTTATTCATAAAATAGGTAATCAAAATGTTGCGGTATTAGAAGAAATGAAAGATTTATATCTTTATGATTTTGGTATATTTATTGAATTACAACCAGACGAAGAAGAAAGAGCAATATTAGAAAGTAATATACAAGCTGCTGTGCAAAGCGGGTTGATTGATTTATCTGATGCTATTGATCTTAGGGAAGTTAGAAATCTTAAACTAGCTAATCAGTTGCTGAAAATAAGAAGAATTGATAAGCAAAATAAAGATCAAGAAATACAGCAACAAAATATACAAGCACAAGCACAAGCAAATGCACAAGCTCAACAAGTAGCTGCTCAAGCGGAAGTACAAAAAGGTCAGGCTTTAATACAACAAAAAATAGAATTAGCAAATGCTCAAGCACAAATAGATACTCAAAAATTAATGCAAGAAGCTACTTTGAAAAAAGAGTTAATGCAATTAGAGTTTGAAATGAATATGCAGCTTAAAGGTATTGAAGTTCAAGGACGTAAAACAGAAGTAGTAGATAAAGAGGATAGGAAAGACGATAGAACTAAATTACAAGCTACTCAACAAAGTGAATTAATACAACAAAGACAAAATAACTTGCCAGCTCAAAATTTTGAATCAAGTGGATTCGATACAATGGGAGGTGGGTTTAACTTAGGTTCGTCAGACCCTAGGTAATAATAATAATAACAATTATATAATATTTTATCATGTCAGAAGAATTAGAACAAAAAACACCTGTTGTTGAAGAAGTCAAAACAGAAGAGCCTAAGCCTGTATCAGTAGATGATGGCATTATCAAGGTTGATTTAAGATCATTAAATAAAGAAGAAGAAAATACTATTCCAGAGCAAGAAATAATTGCAGAGGAAGTTAATCAACCAGTCGCTGTTATAGAGGAAGTTGCTGAAGAAGCGCCACAACAACAAGAAGTGGTTCAAGCTGAAGAATCTTTTATTGAAGAAATAACAGACGAAGAAGTTGCAGAAGCCGTAGAAGAACTCGAAGAGCAAGTTGAGCAAGCAATTGTAGAAAAAGATTTAGGTATTGAATTACCTGAAAATTTACAGAAAGCTGTAGATTTTATGAATGAAACTGGAGGTAGTTTACAGGATTATGTAAAGCTTAACACAGATTATTCAGCATTAAATGAAACACAATTGCTAAGAGAGTTTTACGAAGCTACCAAACCTCATTTAGATAGAGAAGAAATTGACTTTATAATGGAAGACAATTTTGCTTATGATGAAGAGGTTGATGAGGATAGAGATATTCGAAGAAAAAAATTAGCTAGAAAAGAAGAGCTTGCAAAAGCTAAAGGACACTTAAACGGATTAAAGTCTAAGTACTACGAAGAAATAAAAGCTGGATCTAACTTAAATCCAGAAACAAAAAAAGCGGTTGATTTTTTCAATCGTTATAAAAAAGAAAGCGAAGAAGCGAGTAAAGTAACTGAAAACCAGGTATCTACATTTAACAGTAAAACAGAAAAGCTTTTTTCCAATGATTTCAAAGGTTTTGATTTCAACGTTGGTGAAAAGAAATTTCGTTACAAAGTTAAAAATGCAGATCAGGTTAAAGACTCCCAAGGCGATATCAATAATTTTGTCAAGAAGTTCTTGAACGATAAAAATGAAATGAGCGACGCCGCTGGATATCACAAGTCTTTATTTACAGCTATGAATGCAGATGCAATTGCAAACCACTTTTATGAACAGGGTAAAACCGACGCTATGAAGTCAAGTGTACAAAGATCGAAGAATATTGATATGGACCCAAGAGGTGTTCATGAAAACGTCAAGACATCTTCAGGAACTACATTTAAGTCAATTCAATCTACTGGACCTTCTAAGTTTGGAGTAAAAACAAGAAATTAAACTTAAAAATTAAAATTATGGCATTAGGATCATTTACAGGAAGTGCTGGCGCATTGGCGCATTTAACACCACGACCTACACAAACATTATTTAATGACAATTACCTGTCTTTATCAGACATGGATTTTACAAAACAATTCTTACCAGAAGTATATGAGAAAGAAGTAGAAAGATACGGAAATCGTACTATCTCTGGATTCTTACGTATGGTAGGTGCAGAAATGCCTATGGCTTCTGACGTAGTAGTATGGTCTGAACAAGGTAGATTACACGCAGCTTATGACCCAGTAGTTACTACAACTACAACAGTGGTTATTCCAGCTAATGCAGCAGGAGCTTCTCAAAACGTTATTGGCCCAGGTGCTACTATCGTTGTTGCTTCAGCAAATGGATTAGTAGTTGAAAAAGCTTATGTACAGTCTGTAGCAGTTGCAGCAGGTGTTGCAACATTAACAGTAACTGGATACGCAGCAGCAACTATTACTGCACACGCAGCGGCTAAAGTATTTGTATACGGTTCTGAATATGCAAAAGGAACATCTAACGCAGGAACTTCTGTTGATGCAGCTTTTGAGCAATTCAACAACAAACCAATTATCTTAAGAGATAAGTACAATGTGAACGGTTCTGATACTGCTCAAATTGGATGGGTTGAAGTTACTACTGAAGCTGGAACTTCTGGATATTTATGGTATTTAAAATCTGAGCACGAAGCTAGAATTCGTTTTGAAGATCAATTAGAAATGAGTATGTTAGAAGCTGAAAAAGCTGTTGCTCCTATTGTACCAACTGGAGACTTTGGAACTTCAACAGGAACTCAACTTACTGGTTCTGATGGATTATTTTCTGCATTAGAAACTAGAGGATTAGTTTATTCTGATGTTGATTTTGGTGGAGCAGACGGACTTAACGATTTTGACGTGATATTACAAGAACTTGATAAGCAAGGATCAATTGAAGAGAACATGATGTTCTTAAATAGATCAGCATCTTTAGGTATTGATAATATGTTAGCATCTGTTAATTCAGCTTACGCAACAGGATCTTCTTATGGAGTATTTAATAACAGTTCTGAAATGGCATTGAACTTAGGTTTCTCTGGATTCAGACGTGGTTCTTATGATTTCTATAAGACTGACTGGAAATACTTAAACGACGCTACTACTCGTGGATTAGTTGGAGATATTGAAGGTGTATTAGTACCAGCAGGAACTTCTACTGTTTACGATCAATCATTAGGACAGAATATTTCAAGACCATTCTTACACGTACGTTATAGAGCTTCAGAAGCTGATGACAGAAAGATGAAATCTTGGATCACTGGATCTGTTGGTGGAAACTTTACAAGCGACGAGGATGCAATGAACGTTCACTTCTTATCAGAAAGATGTTTATGTGTACAAGCGGCAAATAACTTCGTGTTATTTAAGAAAATCGCAGCATAGTAAATTAATGTAATCTTTACCCTCGTTATATGAACGGGGGTAACTATTACTTTTATAAAATTATTTAATCATATTATATCATGGCTATAAAAGCACAAGCAAAGCAAGTTGAGGTTGCTCCTCAGGCACAAGTAATAGCAGCACCAAAAAAAGCTGCAAAACCACAATGGGAATTTAAAGATAGAGTATATTACTTAACAGGTAATAAAAGCCCATTAATTTTTACAATACCTTCTAAGCATTCAAGGAATAAACCATTATTATATTTTGACAAAGAATCTGGTTATCAAAGAGAACTTAGATATGCTACAAATCAACCAACACCTTTTGCTGATGAACAAAAAGGAGAGTCAACGTTAGGAAGAATTGTAATGAAAAACGGAACATTAACTGTTCCTAAAGAACAAGTTGCATTGCAACAATTATTATCAGTATATCATCCATTAAAAGATTTAGTTTACAAAGAACTTAATAAAGAACAAGATTCTGTAAATCAAATAGATTGGATTGAATTAGAATTAGAAGCTCTTACAGCGGCTAAAAACCTTGATGTGGATCATGCAGAAGCTATATTAAGATCTGAATTTGGAGAAAAAGTTACACAGCTTTCATCTAATGAATTAAAAAGAGATCTAATGATATTTGCTAAAAACGATCCAATATTATTTCTAGAGCTAGCAGCTGACGATCATATTCAATTAAGGAATATAGGAGCTAAAGCAGTAGAAGCTGGTATTTTAAATTTATCTTCTGATCAACGCACATTTACTTATGGAGCTGGAGGCAGAAAATTAATGACAATACCTTTTGATGAACATCCTTATTCAGCATTAGCGTCTTTCTTTAAGACAGATGATGGTATGGAAGTTTACAAAGCAATATTAAAGAAACTTAAATAAGTTACCTTATAGTGGTTAGGCTACTGTAATCGTGGCCTAACTATTATAATAATAAAAAAATACAACAATGGCAATAAGCGTAAATACTGTTTATCAAAGAGTACTCGGTATACTCAATAAAGAACAAAGAGTT